TAGTAATAATTTATGATGATACATTAGATAATGACATACTTTATGCTATAAGATATTACCCTACTTATAACCCAATAGAAGATACAAAAGGTTGGAGAATAGATGTATATGATAACCAACAAGTGGAGCAATACAAAACAGGAGAACTTTTCGACCATTTACAACCAATAGGGGCAATCCCCCACCCTTTTACTATGGTTCCATTTGTAGAATATAAAAACAATGAAGAAGAGTTGGGGGACTTTGAGCCAGTAATCAGCCTTATAGATGCTTATGATGAAATGGAAAGTAATTCTCTTAATGATTATGAATACTTTTGTGATGCCTATTTGGCCCTTACAAATATGACAGGAACAACTTCGGAAGATATTATGGATATGAAAGAAAATAGGGTTATGCTACTTCCGGAAAATTCGGAGGCACAGTTCCTCGTAAAACAAACTGATGTCAGCACTGTTGAGGCCCTAAAAACAAGATTAGTTGAGGATATACATAAATTTAGCAAATGTCCTTCAATGACAGATGCCAATTTTGCCTCTAATGCCTCGGGGGTTGCTATGAAATATAAAATAATGGGAATGGAAAACTTAACTTCAATCAAAGAGAGAAAGTTTAAGAAGGGCCTACAAAGAAGAATAGAATTAATATTTGATATTTTAGATTTATATGGCAATAGGTTTGATTGGAGGGGAATAGATATTACATTTACAAGAAACCTTCCAGTAAATGAGTTAGAAATGGCTGATTTAGTAAACAAACTTAGAGGACTTGTGTCAGAAGAAACTCTAATAACTCAATTACCTTTTGTTGACAGTGCTTTAATTGAAATGGAAAAAAGAAAGCAGGAGAACAACAACAAATATGATTGGGGGTTAGACTATGAAACACAAAGTATACTGGGCGAACAGAATGGAGGACTTGGAGAAGTCCGAGAATAAAATATTAAAAAGAATAGATGGGGCCTATAAACAGGCCCTAAAAGACTTGGAGTTGCTCCTGGCTGACTTATATGCTGATATGTTGGCCGAAGAGGGAGGAGTTTCCCCCGAAAACTTCCATAAATTTGATAGATACACAACTCTTGAAACAAGACTAAAAGAACTTATAGGGTCTGTTGGGGAAGAGGAGCAAATACTAATGAATGACTTCCTAAAAGAAGTCTATATGGAAGAATTTAAAAAATATGCTGAATTTATGGGGGAGACTAAGTTTTACAATATCTACCCCCAACAAATAAGGAGTGCTGTTAGCACAAATTGGAGCGGAGAACATTTCAGCAGAAGAATATGGGATAATAAAAAAAGATTAGTACAAGCCCTAAATGATACCATTGTTAGTGGGGTTGCCCTAGGGATTGACAGAAGAAAAATGAACAAAGAAATATTAAAACAATTTAATACAGCATACTATTGTGCTGACAGAATAGTGAGAACAGAAACAATGTTTATATATAACAAAGCCCACTATGACTTTTATGTTGAGGCAGGTATAACACAATACAGGTTTATTGCTGAAATTGACAGTAGAACAAGTGTAAAGTGTAGAAACAAAAATAATAACATTTTCCTTTTGGCAGAGGCCCAAGTGGGTTGGAATTACCCGCCCCTACACCCAAATTGTAGGAGCACAGTGGCCCCTGTGATAAACAGAAATAGAGATTAGGAGGAGTAATTCAATATGTTTGAAATAAAAGACAACAAAATAAAAGTAATTCAAGGAGACACTGGCTCAATTAGAGTGGCACTTGATGATTATAAATTGACAACAGGAGACAAAGTATATTTCACAGTTAAAAAAGATTATGGGGAAACTGCCCTAATAAAAAAAGTTATAACAGTATTTGATGAAGGGGTTGCCACAATTAAACTTACAACAAATGATACTGATATACCTGTAAATACTTATTTATATGATATACAAGTAAACCTATCAAGTGGAACAGTAGACACAATAGTCTTAAACAAATTCCAAGTGTTAGGGGGCATTACTACAAATGATTAGGGGAAGTTTACAGCAGGAAGGAAATTTGGGGGCAACCCTTACAGTAGCCAGTAATATTGGGGGCTCAATGAAAGTTATTGGGGCACTTGATACTGATTTATCTGTTGCCCCCTTTCAAAAAATATATGTGGGGGACTTGGGTTGCTCCATAGTAGTTAAGAATGCGAATGGCGAAACAGAAATATGTGATGATTTTATTTTAGAGATTATGGGGGATTAAATTATGGGTTTTACAATTAGCACAGAAGCCACAGTAAGTGGTTCTGTCGACAATGACAATATTATAAATGGCTCACTTTCAGTACCTCCTGGAACTGTTGAAATAATCGAAGTGAAGGGGGAAAAAGGGGACCCAGGAGAACCAGGACCACCAGGACCTCCAGGAGAAAAAGGAGAAACTGGGGAGCAAGGCCCCCCAGGCCCCCCAGGAGAGCAGGGCCCAGCAGGAGAGACAGGACCTATTGGCCCTCCTGGCCCAGTTGGTCCCCAAGGAGAACCAGGAATACAAGGGGAGAGAGGAGAGGCGGGACCAACAGGACCCGAAGGCCCAACAGGCCCACAAGGAATTATTGGGGCTACTGGCCCTGCCGGAAAATCTTTGGAATTTCAGTGGAATGGAACAAGTTTGGGAGTAAGACAAGAGGGAGAAACTGAATATAATTATGTTAATTTAGTGGGACCTACTGGCCCTCCGGGAACCGGGGGAGGAGGAGGTATTGACAGCCTTCTGTCCATTGATACAGAAAACAATAGATTAGCCATAAACTCAAACAGTGATTACTCGGGAAACAATATTTATTTTAAAGTCAAAGATAATACTTTATATTTTCTAACAGACAATAATTCTATTAGTGCTCCTGGAATGGCTGTAAGTTTAGGCAGTTTATCATCAACACTGAAATTGGGGGAAAAAGATGTTTTAACAACTCCTATGGGCTATTATGGGGAGGCCCAAATTCCAATAATTAATTCGGGAACTCCTGATTGGTTCGATTGTAAGTCTTGGGATTATGGGGAGCCTTCCCTGTATTGCCCCGGAACATATTCTGTCAATGCTTATGATGAATTTTGGTACAAGGGAAGTAATGGAACTTATAGAGTAATAACAGATGGATATTATGGATTAAATATTTTAAAAGATAATCCAGGAATAGAGACCCAAGAGGAAACAGAATATCCAACATTCAAATATTTATCCGAAGAATTTATAAAAGACCTCACTAATTACATAGATAATAGGATAAATGAGGGCAAAAGATTGTAAAAAATGCTGACTTTTTTTCATAGGTAGTGTAAATATCCTTTCCTTTCACTTATCCGGGGGCAGTAGCAAACAATGCTACTGTCCTTTTTTTTTATATTTATATAAGAATAAAAGAGGGTTAAATTATTTAAAACTCTTTCAAAAATTTAACAGGGCTACTGGGGCACAGTAGAACTGAAAGGAGATAAAAATGGAAGATAATCAAACAGTTGGAACTCCGGAAATTGTGGAGGGCCAAGAGCAAACAAGAACATACAGCCAAGAGGAAGTAAATAAACTTTTACAACAAGAGGCTGACAGAAGGGTTTCAATGGCCTTAAAAAAGGAACAAGCAAAGTTTAGAGCACAAATGGACGAGGCAGAAAAACTTCGAGTAATGAATGATGAACAAAAGGCACAATATCAACTAGAACAAAGAATAAAAGAAATAGAGGCAAAAGAGAGAGACTTCGCAATTAGAGAAAACAGATATGAGGCCCAAAAAATAATGGCCGAAAAAAATATTCCTTTATCTTTTGCTGATTTTATAGTGGCAGATGATGCTGAAACAATGATGGCAAATATAAGCCTATTTGAACAAGAATTTAGAAATGCTGTAAGGGTAGAGGTGGATAAAAGATTAGCCTCACAAACCCCCAAAGCAAATATTGGGGTGGCTAAGGGTATCACTAAAGAACAGTTTAAGAAAATGAACTTGGCCCAACAATCAGAATTATATCACCAAGACCCCGAATTATACAGAACATTAACACAAAGATAAAAAGGATAAACCTTTTTAAATAAAATAAAACATTGGAGGTAGGGCACAGATGGCTCACAAATTATATGATAACTTTATATTAGCAAATAAAATAAATGATATGTTAGAGAGTAAAATCAACATAAGAAACTTTATGACTATTGATAACTCTTTAGCAGAAGATGCGGGAATGAAAAAAATAATAAACAGATACTCTTATAATGGGGGAGTAGAAACATTAGGAATGGGAGAAGGAAACACAACAGCAGGAGAAGTTTCTTTCACTACTGAAGAATATGTGGCAGAAACAACACAAGGACACTTCTTCTATTATGATGAACAAGCAATGGCAGACCCAATGGTTGTTGAAGTAGCAATGTATGGACAAGCAACAGCAATGACAAATGAAATGGTAAACAGATATTTTGAAGAGTTAGACAAAGCAACTTTAAAACAAACTTACACTAAATTTACTTATGACACAGTAGTTGATGCCATAGCATTAATGAACATAGAAGAGGAAAGCGGTTTATTTTTAGTTGTAGGTAATGACTTAAAGGCTACACTTAGAAAAGATAGTGATTTTAAAGCATCACAAATGGGGGAAATACTTTACAATGGACAAATAGGAACTATATGTGGAGTACCAATAGTAGTATCAAGAGCAGTACCAACTGGAGTTGCTTACTTAGCAACAAAAGAGGCAATAACTTTATTCACTAAAAAAGACAGTGAAGTAGAGCAAACAAGAGATGCGAACCACAGAAAAAATGATGTATATATGAGAAAAGTAAATGTAATAGCCCTAACAGATGCCACTAAATTAGTTAAAATAACTAAGTCAGCATAATGGACAATATAAAATTAATTTTAGGTATAACAGATACTTTAGAAGATGAACTAATAGAGGCCCTTATAGAGTTGAGCGAAGGACAAATTCTAAGCCACCTACAAGGGCTTACAACAGTTCCTCCCGAATTATCTTGGATGACTACTGAACTTACTATAAAGAAATATAGAAAAATAGGTTCAGAAGGTCTTACAGATGAAAAGATAGATGTTATACAAAGCACTTTTGAGGAAGACCAAATGGCCCCATATCTAACTATTTTAAATAATTACAGTAGTCAAAAACTAAATAGGTTGGTAATGCTGTAATGAATTATAACAAATATGTCAGAATATTAAATCCAGTATTTATGGAAGATGATATGGGCGGGGGGAAATTCCTCTATGAAAAACAAAAAACTGTTAGGTGTGCTGTTGCCCCATCTACAAGAACAGTTATTGGGGCAAGTGGTAGGGAAATATTATTTGATACTCTAAAAGTCTTTATGAGAGAACCAGTTGAGATAGACAATCCTGTATTTGAATATGATGGGGAGTTATATAAATTATATTCTTGTGTAGACTATGGGAAAGTCTCTATGTACGAACTGGAGGCAATGGACAATGTCAATAGGTAGTAATATAGAGAGTTATATTAAGAGAATTGAAAAGTGTTGTGATAATGCTTTAAAAGTGGCCCAACAGGAACTACTATATGGGGCATTGGAAGTAGAGGAAAAAGCCAAGGAAGATGCTCCTGTTGATACGGGGCTATTAATGGCATCAATAAGCACTACAAAAATACAGCCAAATATGTATGAGGTTGGAACCAATGTTGAGTATGCTCCGTATGTCGAGTTTGGGACAGTTTATCAATCGCCACAACCCTTCCTATTACCGGCTTACAACAAGGTAGCAAAGGAACTAAAAAGCAACATACAAAAGGCAGTTATAAAAGAGTTAAAAAGGGGGTAAAAAGATGGACTTAATTACATATCAAAAAGCACTGTATCAAGCACTCAAAAAGCAAGGCATAAATGTCTATGATTATGTGCCTTTTGAGGCCCCCCTCCCTTATGTGAGATTAGACTATTCACAAGTATATAATGATGGCACAAAAACAACAGAATTATTTAACATAATTCAATACATAAATGTATTCAGTGAATATAAGGGGCAAAAGGAAGTTAAAGAAATAATAGAAAAAATAAATACAGCAATAAAAGATATAGAGGGAGTAAGATTTTATCTCCAACAAGCAGTAATTAGAGAAGTAAAAGAAAAAACAAATACAATACAGGGAGCCAATGTGGGAGCAATACAACAAGGCACCCTAATATTGAAAGTTATGGAGGGTTAGTATGGCAACACACAAAAGAGGTTTGGACATTCTGTTGTCAATAGGGACTACTGCCATTGGAGGGCAAAGAAATGCCTCAATAGAAATGTCAGCAGAAAGTATAGATGTCTCTACTAAAACAACAGGAGATTGGAAAGCAAAAATGACAGGGGCAAAAGAATGGTCTTGTGAGTGTGATGGGCTTTATGTTGATGGGGACACAGGTTATCAATCAGCATTAGATGCCTTTATGAATGGTATAACAATAGATGTTAAAATGGCAGATGAAAAGGCAACAGTAGGTTTTACTGGAAAAGCAGTAATAACTTCATTTTCATTTGATGCCCCTTATGAGGATTGTATGACATATACAATGTCTTTTGAGGGAGTTGGGGGCTTAGAGCCTATTAATTTATAATAATATAGTAAAGGGAGGATATTATGCGAATAAATGGCATACTTCAAGTAAACAACAAAGAATATTATCTAAACTATGATATAAATACATTATGTATGATGGAGGCCAGTGGGCTTGATGTAATGAGATTACAAAATGAGCATATAGGAGTAGAAACTCTTAGAGGCCTTGTATATTTTGGATTATGTAGATTTCAACCAGAGATAACAAAAGAGATGGCAGGAGAAGTAATATCAGAGTACATAGCGGAAGGCCACACAATGGAAGAATTTACAGATATTGTAGTTGGGGCAATAGAAAAGTCCCTTGGATATAGAAAAAACAAAATAGAGGAGCAGGTGGGCGAAAAAAAGTAGAACTGCCTTCCTCTTTCAGTGAATATATAGAATTACTATTTAAGCAAATAGTAGGGGGGGCGGGAATGCCCCCCTTTTCTTTTTACCAATTAACAATACAGGAGGCCCTTCTGTTCATTGAAGGGTTCAGACAACAAGAGGAATGGCAATATAATTTAGATTTAATAGCCCATTACAATGCTAATGGCTATTTTAATGTAAAGAAATTTAAGCCTTTAGAACCATTTAAAGAACAAGCCCCCGAGGCTAATAAAAAGGTATCTAAAGAAGAATATAACAACACTTTAAACCACTTGAAGGACAGATTTAAAGAGGTGAGATAATGGAAGAATTAAAAATTGTAATGTCCTTAGACAGTGAAAGTTTTGATACAGGAATGAGACAGGCCACAAAGAAACTGGAAACATTCCAAGAAAAATTAAATGCTGTATCAGATGGCTTAAAAAAAGCAGGGTCTGTAATGTCTGTGGCGGGGACAGCAATTACAGGAGCAATAGCGGGAATAGTCGCAAAGTCTTCTGAATGGTCAGCAGAAGTAGAAAGTACAGAATTTATTTATGAAAGATTAGATAGTTCAATACAAGAAGTTATTACAGCAAACCAAGAGAATGCTAAATCTATGGGAATGACCCAAAAGCAATACAAACAGAATGCCACAGCCCTTTCATCTTATTACAAAAATATGGGCTTTACTTCTGATGAAATAGCAAATATGAGTAGTAGGTCAATGGAATTAGTGGCTGATTTATCAGCATTGGCAGATGTTCCAGTAGATGATGCTATGGGGGACTTTAAATCAGCATTAATGGGGAATTATGAGGCATTAGATAAGTACGGAATAAATATATCAGCCTCTACTCTTGAAAATAGCGAATTTGTAAAGTCTTTAGGAAAGTCTTGGAGTAAATTATCAGACAATGAAAAAATGATGGCTGTATACAATGAGGCAATAAGGCAATCATCAGATGCCACAGGATTAGCAGTTGAAGAGGCTGGAAGTTTCAACAGCCAAATGAAGTATTTACAGGAGAGAATAGGAGAAGTTGTAGGGGAGATAGGGGAAAATTTATTACCAGTATTAGAACCTTTATTACAGAAGGTAGTTGAAGTTGTAGAAAGTGTATCTCAATGGGTAGCAGAAAACCCCGAATTAACCCGCACAATCTTAGTGGTAGCAATGGTAATAGGAGTATTATTAGTTGTAGTAGGATTAATGACAACAGCTATTGGTTTTGCCACAGGAGCAATAACAGCATTTACAGCAGTCTCCTGGCCAGTGGTGGGGGCAGTAGCCGGAATAATAGCAGTAATTACAGCCTTAGTTGTAGGGGGAATTGCCCTTTATAAAAACTGGGACACTATCAAAGAAAAAGCAGGGCAAATATGGGGGAAAATTAAAACAGCCATTACTGATAAAGTAAAAGAGATAAAAACTAATATTTCCAATACATTTGATAATATAAAAACCAGTTTAATTGAGAAAATGAATAATATTAAAAAATCAGTTTCAGACATATGGGATGGAATAAAGAATATATTTACAAGCCCAATAAAAGCAGTTGTTAATTTTGTTAAAGGAGGCAGTAAAATGGCCCTGCCAGAATACACTCCAATAGCATCATCTTATGGCTCAACAATGACACTGGCAAGAGCAGGAGCATTAACAGCATCATCAGCAGGAAGTGGGGGAGCCCCAATATCATTAAGTGCGAATATGAATACAACAGTACAACTTGATGGTAAGACAATAGCCAAAGCAAGTGCCCCATATATGAATACAGAATTAAACAAAATAGATAAAAGAAAAAATAGATTGGGAGGGAGATTTTAATGATTAATTATGCGGGAGTAGATTTAGGGCAATATTTAGACCTAAGAGACATTAGAAGAAATATATTGCCCCCAAGAGAAAATTATAGTATAGATATAGCCACACAAACAGGAGCCCTTTACAATGGCTTTAAATACGGGGAAAGAGTAATTGAGGTTGACTTTTTAGTCAAACCTCTTTCCTCATTTGATTACACTAATTATATTAGGGATATTGCCACAATACTTGATGTGGAGGCCCCAAGCAGATTATATTTTGCTGATGAACCGGATAAATATTATTATGCTGTTGTAGATGGAGATACAAATATTAGTGAGATTGCCCGAGGAGTAGGGGAAGGCTCAATAACTTTTGTATGCTATGACCCAATAGCCTATTCAGATGATGAAAGAATATTTACTGGGGGAAAATCAGTATTAGTAAGCAATGAGGGAACTACAAAAACCTATCCAGTAATAGATATAAACTTTTTTAATGATGCGACTTTCGCCCAAGTATCAAATGTGAGCACAGGAGCCTCAATACTGGTGGGGCAATGGCCCAATGCCAATTTAGTTAGTGCTCCTGCCAAAGGAATAGTAATAAATGACCCTTGTACCACTCTTACAGATTGGTTAGCAGTGGGGAATGTGTTAGATACAAACAGAAGAATTGATGGTAATTTTACAATCAACTCGGGAGGATATGCCATAACTCCTTCATCATTTGGGACAGAAGAAGATGGAGATAAATGGTTAGGACCTGCCCGCCGAAGAAACTTGGGAAGAAATATCACAGACTTTGAAGTGGTTGCTACTATTGAATTTGACAGCCAGGGAACCAACTATTCAAACATAGTAAATACCCCGGACACAACAACAGATGGAGAAAATACATATAAGACAACAGCCAATCTAAACCTAAGAGCAGGAAGAGGAACCTCTTATAAAATATATACAACAATCCCCAAAAACCAAGTATTATCAATTACTGAAATAAGCGGGGGGTGGGGTAAAGCAACCTATGGGGGAATTACAGGATATTGCTCAATGAAATATTTACAATTACAAACTACTACTACTGCCAATTATAGAGTTTCTACTGATGGCTCGGGGCTAAATTTAAGAAGTAGCAGAAGTAGTTCATCAAGAGTATTATTATCAATTCCTAATGGTACAGCCCTTACAATTACTGAAATTAGTGGAGGTTGGGGGAAAACCACTTACAACAATAAGACAGGATATGTCTATATGTCCTATGTTTCAGCACAAAATTTAGTAAAAGATATTCAAAATTTTTCATTAAAAGAAACAGCAGATGATAAATTGGGGCTATTAGAAATCTATGGGTTTGATGGTTCGGGGAACAAATTATTTAGGTTCCATATGACAGATGCCAATTTCTATTATGAATACACACACCCCCAAGTTGACATTGGAAATACAACTGTTTTAAAAGATACAGACACAGTACCAGGCCCAAGAACAGAAACAGTAAAAGATGATACAGGAGCCAATGTAATTAATTATCTTAACAGCGGAAAATTTGGAAAGTGGAATGAGTTCTATGGCAATATAAAAATTAGAAGAGAAACAATAAATGGAAATCAGTTATGGAGTTGTTCAGTAGACAAAATACAAGGAGGCCAAGTAGTAGCAACACTTAGCAAAACTTCCTTGGCGAACAGTTCATTCCCAACAGGCGAATTAAATAATTTAGTTTTGTTTATCGGGAAACATAAAGGTTCTCCTGCCTCTTCAATGACATTAGTAAATCTAACAGTTGAACAATTAAATGAGTTGCCTACAACAGCAATTCCCCAAATTTTTAAAGCAGGAGACAAATTAACTATTGACAACCTTACTAATAATGTGATGTTAAATGATATTCCTACAATGACTAATGTAGATATTGGGTCAAATTTCTTTGAAGTGGGGGCAGGAGATACAGAATTAAAAATATTCAGTGATGATGCCAACATTTATACTTCTGTGTCGATTATAGAGAGGTGGCTATAATAAAATGGTTAATAGCATTTTTATATTAAACAAAGATAAAAATATTATAGATGTATTGAGTAATAATGGGGACTTTCCAAGAAGTCCCTTTTTTGATGATGAATATACCCAAGACTTAGCAACAGGAGCAGAAACATATGACTTTTATACTTTGGGGAGTTGCGAAGTTGAGGTGGGGCAATATGTAGCCTTTAAAATTTATGGCAAAGTAAAGATGTTCCAAGTGGTCGAAATCGAAGAGGAGCACCAGGAGCCCCAAGTAATTAAACATTGTTATTGTGAAACAGCAGGATTAGAGTTAGCAAATAACATTGTAAGGGCTACTACAATGCCAAGTGTCAATGTAAGGCAATTTATGACAACAGTGTTAAATGGGACACCTTGGCAATTAGGAATGGTGGACCTTTCGGCCTCAACAGTAGCCACAGTAGAAATAGATAAGCCCGAAAGTGTATATACAGCAATACAAGACAATCTAAGTGTCTTTGATGTAGAGATTGAATACAGGGTGGAAATGAGCGGAAGAAGAGTTGTGGGGCAATATATAGATGTTTTTGCCCAAAGAGGAGCAATCACCCGCAAAAGGTTTGAATATGGGGAAAATGTTTCAAATGTCAGTAAAAATATAGATATATCTAACTTGGCTACTGCCTTAATAGGGTTGGGCAAAGGGGGCATTACCTTTAAGAGTGTTGAATGGTTATCTGATAAGCCCACAACAAAGCCCCTTAATCAAGATTTTGTGGTGGACCCCGAGGCATACCAACAATGGAACAGACAAGGGGAACAGTTATTGGGCATTTATGAGAACACAGAATGCGAAAGCCCCGCAGAATTACTCCTTCTGACTTGGAAGGAACTACAAAACAGAAAAGTCCCTACTTTCACCTATGATGTAGATATAGAAATGATACAGGGGGACGAAAAAGAGATTGAGTTGGGGGACACTGTTTATGTAATAGACAATGATTATACTCCTGCCCTTCATTTAGAGGCTAGGGTGGGGCAAATCACCCTTTCATTTACAGACCATACAAAAAATTCTTGTATTTTAACAAATTACAAAGATGTAAAGAGTGGTATTCTATCACTTGACACAATACAAGGAATAATTGATGGAAAATTTCCTGTGGGGTCAGAAGAAATAGCAGATGGGGCCATTACAGAAGGAAAAATAAATCAACAGTACCTAAATCAAATAAAAGCAGACTTCCTTCAAGCCACTGTAATTGATGTAGATAAATTAGTGGCTAATAAGGCCAATGTAGAGGACTTAGAGGCAGTAAAAGCATCTATTGGGGAACTGGAGGCAAATAAAGCCTCAATAGACCAATTAAATGCTAAGTTCGCAAATGTCGAAGAACTTGTGGCCGACAGAGCAACACTGGGGCAATTAGAGGCTATGGGGGCAGAAATAGAAACATTGATTGCTGATAAAGCAACAGTTAGTCAATTAGAGGCCGTAGAATTGCTTGTAAGCGGAAAAGCAGATATAAGCGACCTAAATTCCACTAATGCCACTATAAGCACCTTAAAATCGAATTTAGCGGATATTAGCACTATTGTAAATGGAAACATTACTTCTGATAATATACAAGCAGGAGGAATAACTTCTGATAAACTTACAATAGCAAATGGATTTATAACAAATGCTATGATAGAAAATGTTAGTGCCTCAAAACTTACAGCAGGGACACTTGACACTAACAAAATAGAGGTAAAATCAGACACAGGAAACCTTTTAATCAAAGATAACACAATACAAATAAAAGATGATACAAGAGTTAGGGCCCAAATGGGTAAAGATGCCACAGGAGATTATTCACTTTCTGTATGGGATAGCCAGGGGCAACTTATGTTTGATGCCCGAGGCCTTACAGAAGATGGTATAAAATCAGAAATCATCAGAAATGATATGATTTCCCCCAATGCCAATATAGACGGGGGCAAATTAAACATAAATTCAGTAATACAAACTATCAATGAAGAAGGCACAGAAACTCTTAAATCAAGTCTAATCAATTTAGACAGTAGCAATCAAACTTTAGATGTGGCTTTTGGGGCCCTTAGCAACAGCATATCTGAAACACAAAAAGAGGTGTTAAGTAATAGCACAGCACTGGGGGTTCAGCAGGGGCAAATAAATACACTAATTTCCAACACTCAAATAGTTGAAAATGGCTCAACAATCCTACTGAAAGACAAGTATTCTTCACTTGACCAAACAGTGGCGGGAATAAGTGCTACAATAGGCTCACAAACAAGCGAAATATCAGACCTAAAGACAAGTGTTAGCACAAACAGTTCGAGCATAAAAACACTGGAGGGAAAAATAGCCCTTAAAGTGGAGCAAAGCAACATAGATAATGCTTTAACTTCTGCCAACAATTACACTAACACAAAAGTCGCAGAAATATCAGCAACACAGGACAGTATTTTATTGAAAGTGGAGGGGGCAGAAAAAACAGCCTCAACAGCCCTTACAACAGCCAACAGCAACACAACCAATATAAATACTCTTAGCAGTAAAGTGGCGACAGTAGAAACCAATCTAACAGGAATTACTTCTCGAGTA